TTTTTACAGAGCTTGCAGAACATGGTATTATGGAAACAGCTTGAAAAAAGCTAATCATTTAATTTAACATGGAGTTATTATGACTAAACTTTCTCGTCTTGAAGCTTACTTGAATTCTGGTTCAACTGCAACGCCCCGCCAAATCACTGGCATGTTTGGTCTGCAGAATCCTACCGCAGCAATCCATGCTCTTCGTAGTCGTGGTGTTTGTGTTTACGCCAACCAAGCTACCCTTTCGACTGGTGAGCGTACTATTAAGTACAAGGTTGGCAAACCTAGCCGCCGCATGGTACAAACTCTGCATGCTCTAGGATTTTTCAATTAATCTTCAGTTGATGTAGAAAAAGGATCCGGGCAATCCGGATCCTTTATTTATTTTTGTGTAAGAGGTATTATGCCAAAACAAAAGCAAGTTGATGCAGTAGAAGCATCGCAAATTGCGACTACCGGTGGTCGAAAATTCGACGCCAATAAGTTGGAATATGGCCTTGTTCCTCCCTTAGCTCTTGAAGAAATGGTGAGAGTGCTTACTTTTGGTGCTCAAAAATACGAGCGTGATAACTGGAAGAAAGTTCCAGATTCTAAGCGTAGATATTTCGACGCAATGCAACGTCATCTGTGGGCTTGGAAACAAGGTGAACAGCTTGATCCTGAATCAGGTATCCACCATCTTGCTCATGCAGCGTGTTGTTTGTTTTTCTTATACGAACACGATGTGGTATACTCTAAAGAGGAGAAATGAAATTAAATGGAACTTTCTAAAGAAACACTAACGTTGATTAAAAACTTTGCTGCAATCAACGGCAGCATTATGCTTAAGGCTGGCACTCGTCTTTCTACGATTTCAGAAGGAAAGAATGTCATGGCCGAAGCAACTATCGCCGAAACACTCCCTATTGATTTCGGAATCTACGATCTAAACGAGTTTTTAAATGTGGTATCCCTCTTCCAAACGACAACACTCGATTTCTCAGAAAAGCACGTCTTGGTTTCAGACGGTGGATCAAGCAGGATCAAATACTTCGCAGCAGGCGAAGGTGTCGTCAAGTCAGCACCAACAACAATCAAATTCCCAGGTGGAGACGTCGAGTTCACGCTCGAAGCAACTCAACTGGCTATGATTCAGCGCACTTCTTCAGTGCTAAAAGCAACCGATGTTTCTATTGTCGGTGAAGATGGTAAACTGAAGGTTATCGTTTCTGATAAGAAGAACGATACTTCAAACGCCTATGAAGTTGTCATTGGTGATACCGACGAAACTTTCAAGGCTAATCTTAAAATAGAAAATCTTAAGATGCTTCCCAATGATTATCAGGTTTCTATCTCTAAGAAAAAGATCTCGCGGTTTAAGCATACTGCTTCTGATCTGACTTACTACGTTGCCGTTGAAGCTGACTCTGAATTCTAGGAGTTCAAATGGAGAGACGTAAATTTCTTACGGGCTCCGGCATGGTAGCTGGAGCAATAGCAGGTCTTGTTCTTGGTTATAGACAATACAACAATAAACCCGTAGTTAATAAGAAAATTTTAGATGAAGTTGATGCCAGTAGCATGAGCTTGGAGTTGAAACACGGATACAGTGCTAAGAAAGATCCAATCCCTCAATTTGATGAGGACGATCCTAATAGATTTTATATAATTTCACCTACAGCTTATAGTTATGATAAAATAGTTACTGTAGCAATTAAACCTGGACCTGATGGTAACTTATACATCAAAACAAACAACGAGTGGAAGCAAGTACTAACATCATGAATCAATATCTCTGGGTTGAGAAGTATCGTCCTAAGACAATCGACGAGTGTGTTCTCCCTGAATCTCTTAAGAACACGTTCAAGGAATTCATCGCCTCGGGTGAACTCCCTAACTTTCTGCTGTGTGGTACGGCAGGTGTTGGTAAGACTACAGTTGCTAAAGCACTGTGCAACGAGATCGGTGCTGAGTATCTATTTATTAACGGCTCAGAGGAATCTGGTATCGATGTTCTTCGTCATAAGATCAAGAACTTTGCATCGTCTGTTTCCCTGACCAATGCAAAGAAGGTGGTTATTTTAGATGAAGCTGATTATCTTAACGCTAATAGTACTCAGCCTGCTCTCCGTGGGTTTATCGAAGAGTTCAGTAATAACTGTCGATTTATCTTCACTTGCAACTTCAAAAACCGAATCATCGAACCTCTGCATTCTCGATGTGCGGTGGTCGAGTTCAAAATAGAGAATAAGGATAAGCCTACCATTGCTTCTATGTTCTATAAGAGAGCATCTCAGATTCTTGAGATGCAGGGTGTAGAGACTGATAGTAAAGTATTGGCTCAGCTTATCATGAAGTACTTCCCAGATTATCGCAGAATCATCAATGAGTTGCAGCGATACTCTGTGAATGGTAAGATCGATGCAGGAATCTTTGTCAATCTTGGTGATGAATCATACAGCGAGTTGGTTAAGAATCTCAAAGCAAAGAACTTCACCGAAGTGCGCAAGTGGGTTGGAAAAAACAGTGATATAGAATCTACAGAATTGTTTCGCAATCTGTATGACAAGGCTGCAGATATTCTAGAACAAACTGCTATTCCTGAACTTGTATTAATCCTAGCAGATTATCAGTATAAAGCTGCATTCGTTGCAGACAGGGAGATCAACACTATGGCTGCACTTACAGAAATCATGGCTCGTCTTAAGTTTAAATAATGGACACCTTACTTGTTTATGTTGTATTTGGTTTAGTGTGTTTTATTATAGGTTGGAAATTACGAGAAGTTTATGCGATGATGATTATGAATCGCATAATCGAAAATGTAACTGCCAGTGCTATTGAAGAAACAGAAAGAAACGTCGTTATGATCAACGTCGAAGATCACGAAGGTCAATTTTTTGTTTATTCAAAAGAGAATGGGTTGTACTTGGCTCACAGCGAAACTAAAGAAAAACTTGAAAATATTCTAAAAGAAAAATTCCCGGGCGTATTGTTTAAAATTTCAGAAGAAGACTTGAAGAAGCTAGAATCACGATGAATTTCTTTGATTTTCTAAACTCTATTAATGAAAATAAGAAGGATCTCATTCGTGAAGATCCTTTGAATGAAAAGGAATACAACTCCTTTATGATTAATATATGCGAGAATATAACTATTCCCGCCAGAAAGCTCTAAGTGTTGTCGATATGTTTACAGAAGATTCGATCAATAATCTTCGTGAAAAATATGAAACAGGAGGACGCTGAATCTAAAAGTCGTATAAATAATACAGTCTAATGATAAATTATGGACAATAAAAAGGATTGTGAAATGACTGTAGAATTAATTTATTACGATTGGTCGCCAGACTCAATGCTTGAAGTGACGTTGCCAGAACCTGATAACTTTCTAAAGGTTCGTGAAACTCTCACTCGCATTGGAGTGGCATCCAGAAAAGATAAAACACTATATCAGTCTTGTCATATTTTGCACAAGCAGGGCAGATATTTTATCGTTCACTTTAAGGAGTTATTTGCGCTCGATGGTAAGGAAGCAAATATAACTGCAGGTGATATAGAACGTAGAAATACAATCGCTAGTCTATTATCGGACTGGGGATTATTAAAAATCGTTGTTCCGGCGAAAGCGGAAAAACGAGTATCGCTGTCTCAGATCAAGGTCGTATCTTTTAAAGAAAAACCAGACTGGACTTTAACCGCCAAGTATAACATTGGCAAAAAATCAAAATGATTGGAGAAAACATGCTTAAATTTGAATTGACTCTAGATGAAGCAAACATGATTCTTGCCGCTCTTGCTAAGGCACCTTTTGAACAAGTAGCTGGTCTAATCGGAAAGCTACGTGAGCAAGCTCAGCCTCAACTTCCAGCATTGGAAGCAGCTCAGAAAGCTGCACAGGAAGCTGCTCAGAAAGCTATTGAAGATACGCCAGTCGAAAGAAAACTCCCTAACTAATATAAATAGTTTTATCCCAATCGGGATGGGAACTAGGCTGGGCATCCTCGACAAAACTGCCCACCAACGCCTTATGGGTTGGTAGTTAATTAAACTCGCTTAACAAGGGGAAATTAAATGACCTATCTATTGCCTTCCGTGTTTAAAGATCTCAAAGATTTCGAAAAATTCTTTGTAGGATTCGATGATCAAGTGCATCACTTGAAAAGACTCCACGACGATCTTACAAAAAACATTCCTAACTATCCTCCATACAATATCCGCAAGACCGGAGATAACACCTACACCATTGAGATGGCTGTAGCTGGTTTTGGTCAAGGCGAGATTGATATTGAGCTTGATGGCGGACGTTTGGTGGTTCGTGGAAACGCATCGGCCGAAGCCGACCCTAATGACTACATTTTCAAAGGTATTGCTTCAAGAGCGTTCACTCGTTCCTTTGCTATCGACGATAAAGTTGAAGTAAAGAACGCAGAACTCTTCAATGGCATGCTTCGTATTGCTTTGGAACGCATGATTCCTGAGCAAAACAAGCCAAAGAAAGTCCCCGTTAAAACCAAAGGTGAGAAGCAGATTCTACAAGAAGACCAGTTATGAAACTGGTTGAAAAGCTGAAGAGCTTAATACACTTTTGGGTGTCTCTAAGAAAAGATGTTTCTAGAGATATGGCTCAAGCAAAAGCAAGGGGATATCTATGAAAGCATTTTGGAAGTGGGTCGATGAAACATTTCAGCCTTATATCCAAGAAGAAATAGAAGCTTACTTAGCAGATTCTACAGATCTTAAAGATCTTGAAAATCGTATGCGAGCTCTTCGATATAGAGGTTTCCCCATCTAAAGGAGTATATTATGACGGTGAAAGTTTACAAACTCATAAGCGGTGAAGATATTATTGCTGAATGTGAGAGTGATCATCTTGGTTACTTATTTTATAATCCTGCTCTACTAGTAGTACAGCAGACACAAGACGGACGAGTTGGTGCAGCTTTCGCCCCATTTGCTCCTTTTGCGAAAGATGGTAAAGTTCGTATCTTTAGAGATTTTGTCATCGGTGAAATTGAGTTAGATACGAAAATGGTTAATGAATACAATCGTATTTTTGGTTCAGGAATTATGATTGCTTCGGCAAATGATATTCCTCCGACCATGATGCAATAATAGTGTTCTTTTAATCCTAAACGGGGTATAATTACTATACCCCGTTTTCTTTTCTATTATGAAATTCT